CCTATGAAGGCACGACCGTCATTGCCCAGACAAGTTTCTAAATCCTTACTATCAAAAGATTGGATCGGTGAGTCCTCATTGGAGAGTTTCAAAACTTGGGCTAATGACTTTGCAAATTGTGTGTTGGCAACCGGATACATACCCAGCATACCAATTCTACCACGAAGTAATCTTGTTGCTCGTTCGTTGTCTAGGATGATGTGTGGGTGTCTTGACACATCATTCGCAAGAGTGAGAGCATTTCTAGCGATTGTAGGATTAAGGTTTTCTTGTGCTGTTGGCCAAGATGTGACATATACTACTTGCCCAGAAGCTTGAACAGAGCGAAGGTACCGCTCAAACACAGGATTAAGAGCAGTGACACTACTACCGGTCCCACCGCCACCGCCAGCAAGGACGAATAACCAATCAACTTTCCCCAGTTTGATGCGGAGAGCATCTTCAACAATCGCTCCATTTTGTGTTAATACCTCTTTTCCATATTCTACATTTTTGCCAATACCGTCGGCATCGGGAATAAGGACAACATGATCCTCTTCAACATTCTTAGGAATGTCTTTGCCAGTTGTGTTAACAAGCAATGTTTTGTTGAAGCCAAGCTCAATAAAAGCATTGGCCATTTTGTTGCCTCCACCGCCGACACCAACAAAGCCCACATTAATTGAAGAAGGAGCGGTATTTTCTGGGAGTAAATCTTCATCAGAGTATTCCATCTGTAATCCGAAATCTTCGACCATTCCAAAATCCTCTGCATCTACTTCTTCGTGATAGTGGTCTTTCTCCTGATTAAAGGAGGGTGGTGCCTCTGCGGGAGGCAGAAAATCAAATTCGTTATTATCGTTGTTAGACATTATCTATATGTATCCTTAATAGCTGCAGCCATCTTGTCACCATATCGTGTGTATGATTGATCAGTCGTAAGCTGTGATAGCAAGTCTTGTGCTTCTGTATCTGAGTATGTAGAAAAAGCAGCACGAATGACATCTTCGGCATATCTTCTTTTTATTTTTTCATTATCTATATCCAATCTAGAATATGAATCTCTTAGAGGATTTAAAACCATTTTTATATATTCAGGATTATCAAATGCTTTTGCTAAGTTAAAAACTTCTTGTCGAAATTCTCTCTGAGATAAACTTTCAGTTAGAACTGACTCTAATTCTTCTTTAATGACTTGCTTAAGTTCTGACCTTTTCATTTTCATTATTGGTTAACCTTTGCATATCCTGCTTTTTTATCAATCACGATTTGCATATCAACACAATCTTTGAGCGAATCAAGGTGCGAGATCAACAAAACATTCTTGAAATATACCTTAATTAGTTCCAAAATCTGAATAAAACCCGACATATTGTCTTCGTCCAGTGCTGTACCCGGTTCATCAAGAATAAATAAGTCTGACTTTGGCAATGACGAAACTCCCAACAATGCTAAGCGGATAGCCATTGCTGACAGTGATTTCTCAGCACCTGATGCCATCTCTATCGGTCGCTCTTCATATTTTGGATGCTTGATGTTGATATCAAACTTATTACCTGCAGCTTCAAAGAATACTTCAAAGTCAACAATATTAGCAAGCACCTTCGCAATCTCTTCGTTGATTACTGGTATCTTCTTCTTAATAACATCGTAAGCAATACCGTTAGGATGCATACAAATCATAAACAAGTGGTATGCAGCAAACTCTGTCTGTAAATCTTGATACTCCTGCTTTTGTTCTTTGATGGTTTCAATCTTTTGTTCGTATGAACCAACAGACTTGACAAGCTCAAGTGTGGCAGCATCGCAAGTGTCGATCTTCTTTTGTGTTTGTTCAATTTTATAATGACACTTGTTAAGCTGAGTTACTAAGGCTTCCAGATTTTCAATTGCTTCTTTGTTTTCCTCGTATTCATCTCGTTTTGCACACAGTTCTTTTAGCTTGTCTTCTAAAAATAAAACAGAATTTTTGTTTCTTTCAATCTCAAGATTCAAATCAGCAATCTCTGATGATACTGTGTGCTTGTTAGACTCTATCTTATTATACCGTTCAAACTGTGTTTCAACATCTGTTGGATTTAAACTCTTAATTTCTTCCGTGATTATATTAATCGTTTGTAATGTGTCAGCTTGTTGAGCCTCAACATCAGCTTTTCTGCTAACGGCTGCTTGTGCCTCTTTAACAAACTCATTGTTAGAACAATATTCACAGTTGGGATCATACTCATGATCATGCAACAAGCTTTCTTTCTTCAGAATATAGTTGTGTTCTTCGAGTAGTTTGTCAAGAATATCTTCTTGTGTCTTAAGTTGTTCTTTATACTGGTTAATTTGTCGCCGTTGAGTTTCAAATTTCTGTAAATCAAACTCGTCGAGAAAACTTACAATCTTTTTATACACACCTTGTTTTGTTTTTAAAGTATCAGCAAATTCATCATTCTCAAGAATGTGCTTTGTTATTTGATTTTCTTTTAATCTAATCTCTTTATTCACTGCTGAAATATCAATAATTTCAGCGGGTATAGAATCAATCTTGGACTCAATCTCATTTTTGACATCAGTTAATTCCACGACTGCTTCTTTTAGAGCAGTGCAAATTGACTTGTGTTCGCTCATCTGTTGTCTCGCTTCAACAAGCGATGCATTTACAGAATCTAATTCATCATCATAATTCTTGGTCTCAAGTCTCTTAAGTGCACCCTTGAGGTCAACTGAGTCTTCCTTAGCTAACTTAAACTTACGATCAAACAATTCAAGATCGAGAAACTTCGCGATGATTTCCTTACGACGGGTCGAGCCTTCATCGATAAATGCCAAAGCACCATGCTGAGACGATAAAGATGAAACTGCAAAGTCATCAAGTGTACCAAACTGTTTTCGTATGTTAGCATCAGTCAGTGTTCTTGTGAGCCCATTTAAAGATGTGGTTTCATCCATAACTGGGTCATACACTTCAAAGTTTAACTCCGTCTTAGCCTCTAATGTTTCTTCGCCTTTTAGTCTTTTGATGTACTTCTTAGCTTTTCGTTCGACTGTATAAACCAAATCATTAATCTGTATTGTTACCTTTCC